AATAAAACCTCAGCGATGGAGAATGCAGAATCTTCTGCGATCGGTCGAGCCTTAGCTTGTGCTTTTGCATTGCATGGAGGTGAATATGCCTCGGCTAATGAGATGGAGACAGTTCAACGCAATGAACGAGCCTCTAATTTGCCTGTCAGTGAGCAGAAAGGGGGTAAGTCGACTCGTACTAACCAAGATTTAAAAGAAGCTATCGAGAGGTCTGAGAATGCTAAATACAGACTATCGTATCCTGGTAACAAGTCTGAACACTTTGATGACATAGAAACAGCTATTGAGTCTATAAATAAGTGGTTATGGACAGTAGAAACCTACGAAGAGAAACCTAAAGACCAACGGCTTATGGCAATCGGTGCGTTCTTCGATCAGAATAAACCGATCATCGACATCATGAGAAAAGAAAAATCAGATGAGTTTGCGGAAATTGATGCAAGGGTCAAGAGGTTTGAAGATGAGTAAGCCATTAAAAGAAAGTGTCTATGACTTTATTATATCGTATGTATCAAGCAATGGATTTCCTCCCACACAAATAGAAATTGCAGATGCATTAGGACATAGCACTAGATCGGCAGTTCAGTTAGCCTTATCTAATCTCGAAAAAGAAAATAAGATATCGAAGGTTAAAGGACTAGCTCGATCCATCCGAGTTATCTAACTCACTTATAGCCTTTTCCCATGTGGAGGAGGCTATACTTTTATCCTCAAATATTTCTACCTTTAATCGTCTAGTAACACTTGTCTGTTGTATTACAGGTATAAAGTATACATTCTCATGGGGAATAGATACGAGTGCTATGATGTCGCAATGCTCTCTAGTGTACGGAATTTTCTTCTTACTTGAGTAACTCGTAGTCCACATGAAATGTGAAGGTCTGGAACTATCTGGAACACTCCGAGCTTTTACTTGCACTCTATACAATTTACCCTTGGTGGTCGCAATGATATCCGATCCGTTGAGTGGACTTATAGTATTCTCAATACCCATCTGAGTTAGTCTAAGAGCTGCGATCAGTTCACCGATTCGCCCTGTAGATACTTCAGACATTACACTAGCAGACCCTTATGATATTGCTTACCATCGAATGTTAATACTTCTCCTCGGTTCTCACCAGATGTCAGACTTACATGAACCCAACCACTATTCATATCGCCCTTCTTGTAACACTCCAGAATACATTGATCAAAAGGGAAGTGATTGATTATCATCTCCGCTAGACTCAAAGTACTCATTCCAAGAGCCTCTATATCCACAGCTTCTCCTTTGCAGTGCTGAGACTTCTGACTTGATCCAATAGCTAACGACAGTTCTGGACTACGATACCCACTAGTAATTATAATCGCTTTGCCAATTTTTTCTCGTAGCGGTTCCAGGATTTGGTTACATAGGAAAGTTAGTTTAGGGATGATATCCTCTGGAGGGGTATTGTCTATTCCCTTGCGCGCAGCAGTTTGGCTTTTCGTAAATTCTTCTAGCTTGAAATGTTTGGATAACTGCATTTTACTTAGTAATACCTTTATGTTTTTCAAAACTCCTCAATGACCCAAGACCCAACATTCCAAATAAAACTGTCATGAGTGTATCCATCTGGAAGCTCGGTACGTCTATATCGAGTCCGAATAAAGCTAGAAAAAATATTAAGAAAGGTTGAATAATAAAATGATATCCCATTGCCAGAGTACATATCCATCCACACGCAGGTCTCCATCCTGCTATCCACCAATGCCTAGACTTTGCTTCTTCCTTGTTGACTTCGATCTGAGACTTGGCAATTTCATGTGAATGTTTATCCGCCATCGTAGCTATCTCATGAGCTAGTTTATTCTTTTGATCCTTATCCTCGATGAACTTATCAAGTAAACCTGTAACAGGTCCTATAAGTGCTTGTAACATATTATCTCCTAGTGTACGTTAAAGTGATCGCTAAATATCTCGGCATCAGTATTCAGCATTATGTTTAAATGTTTCGCTAACTTCTCAGCATCCTTCATATCATTACATCCATAGAATCGTATACACACTGTCGGAGGCTGTTTCTTTGACTTATGCTTCTCAACCTCAACTGTAAATGTATAAAATTCGTTTGTCATATTATCTTTAATAATTTTAGTTCATAATAAATAAAAAGCAATACCCCACATATTGCAGCAAGAGTTATCAGTATAGTCTTTCTTTTTTCTGCTTGACGTTCAGCTTCTTTCAGCTGTCTTTTCTTCTCCGCTCTCACTGATGCTATCTCCGCTTGTAGTCTTTCCCATTGACCTGGACTACCATATAACGCAAAAATTTCTCGTAGTTCATTTCTCATGTTGCGTAATTCTTCTTTGCGAAGATGGGCTTGTATTGCTTCTGCTTCTACCGAACTAAAACGACCTAGTAAACTTCTACCTTTCTTCTCTGCTTTGACATCGAGGTTAGCTTCACCTATTGCCCACTTAGATATATAACCACTAAGGCTAGATAAATCCTTTCCGATTTTAATACCTTGCATTATAACGGAATGTGCAGACTTAACTGCTGCGAATGCTGAGATTGGATCGATCATAACTTGATAAACGCAGATACAAGAGCCACTATCACTGCTATGGTATTTGCCATGATCACTCCCTCAAGTCTTTTTATTCTAGATTTTAAATCCGATATATTTTCATGAATGTTTCTGTATCTCTCAGAACAAACTTCCTCATGCTTGCTGATTCTCATCTCATTCTTATCGGCTTTGGTTGTCATGACTTCTTACCTAATAAATCCTTATCTGCTTTTCTAGCTCCACCTTTTCCAGAGACAAAAGATTTAACCCTACCCATTGCCCATTGGTGTGCTGAAGTTTTTGGTCTTGATCCTTGGGAATAGAATGCACCTAAAGCCCCCTCCGATACACCTTATTTAAAGTGCTTTCACTAAATCTTTTTGAACCTGGTATGCTAGAATATTTACTCATCCCTTACTCCGTGCTTTAGATATTCTATCCATCATTGCAGGTGTAAGTTTCCCTTGCTTGTAGAGTTTGGCTGTACGTTTAATCTCAGCTTCTCTTGACTTAGGATTCTTTGCACCACTGACATATTTCTTAGGAACTCCTCCCTTGGTTTTTGGAACTGTCCTAAACTTTCTCATTAATGATCTCATCAGAATATCATCCACAAAACTAAATTAATAATAATATATGTCGTCATTTCTTTTTCTTTTTTTTAGTCATTGGTTTCTTTTTTCCATAATGTCCTGGCATTAGTCCTCCTTTCTGTAACCCCATCTGTTTTCAGATTTATCCCAAACACCTTTCATAGCCTTTGGTATTCTTATCAAAAAATTTCCGAACCTTATTATGTTTTTAGTTAACTGCATTATTCTGGCTTAGTTGGAAATGTTACATTATCTACATCTTCTGCTGTATCATCATCAGATATAGTGCTTGGCAAATCTCTTAGTGCTTGTCTATAAGTTGTCATTGCTGAACTCATAGTTACATCAGATAAAGCATAATAATCTGTTTCTTTTAACAGATCATCTCTTTTCATTCTAAGATTAACCATTGCCCTGTCCTTAGCTCCATTGTTCCACTCAACATCTCTAGCTTCTAATTCAGCTATTTCTTCTGATGTCAATGCAACCTGAACACCATTAACCATTTTAGTTTTATAAATAGACATATTTACCTACTTTCTTTATCTAGTAATTCCATAAATAGCAAATTCTCTCATAAGAATATTCTCAGCATTTTGATAAATTCTAATTCCATTAATAGTTGATGTGTTTTTTTGTTGATCAAAACCTCCACCAAAATTTATTCCTCTGTTATTATTTGCACTAGGAGTACACCAAGTTGCTCCTTGTATATGAGTAATATCTTTTGTTTGATTAACATTGAATAAATAAAAATATCCACTAGCACCATTTCCATCCCCAGTTAAAACATTAAGATTTAATGTAAGGTCTATATAACTTGCATCTCCTAAATCTGATGTTGCAGTTCCATTTTGTTGATGATTCATATACCAATAATCAGTTGAGTCAACTATTGATCCATTTTCAAAAAACCGTAATCTTACATTTCTATTAGATGCACCTGCTGGACAACAACTAAAATATACAAAATAATTATCATAACTTGAATTTATGTATGTGCTGTCTATGTCATATTCAGATTGTCCAGTTGTATTCCCCGTTTGAGAAAATAATTTAACCATACTGCCTGTTGCAATCCCAGTAGGCAATGCAGTAATTGAACTAAGTGTATTATTGTTTGCTCTTATAATAGCCATCTATCCCACCTTCCATATATTTACATCTGTATAAACTTCAGCATCACCCATTGCTGTTCCAACACCCATTCCATTGGTTGCTCTAGCA